GTGGTGCGGACCACCAGCGCGACATGGCACCCAGAACGAACAGGACAAACGCAAACACCAGACACACGAGCGGCATAAATTGAACTCCTAGCCTCGGTTTCTGATACGATCAATCCAAAGTATAGTGACATACCCGCCGGGCCGGGTAACCGAAAAGTTCGCCACAAATAGCCCGCTTACCTCCGTCTTTCTAGTTGTGTCATCCTGCGCGACTCCCAAAGTGCCCGTATTCACGCAATACGGCATAGTCGAAATGGCCGATGCCGCGCGTGTGCGCCAACTCACAACCGCGCCGAATGCAGAGTTTGTCTACCGCCGTAAAGACGGGCGGTTGATGCGTATCAACCTGATCAGCTACGGCGAGGATTACGGGCGCCGCGGGCGCCACGGCAACCCGCAGGCAGACGTGTACAAAGCCGAAAGCGACGACAACCCGCCGAATGTCTGGACATTTAAGCGAAACTGCGGACGGGCGGGCGAGCCGCAACCATGACCGTAGGGCAGCTCAAAATACTACTCGCGCCGCTTGAGGACGCGCTCCCTATCATCGTGGTGGGACCGTGCCTGGACGAAGACGGCGACGAGGCTGAGGCGTGGTTTCAACCGAGCAGCATCAACCTCAAGATGGATGCGGACACCGCAGAGGAGTACGCGCAGTTTGCGTGTTCCAGGCTGGACGACTTCGAATTGCCATGACCGCCGCCGGCGCTGAAGCCGAACTGATCGAGTTCATCGCAGAATTCCGAGATGATCCGTACGGTTTTGTGATGGCCGCCTACCCGTGGGGAGAACCCCGAACCCCGCTTGCGGACTACGCAGGCCCGGACCAGTGGCAGGCCGAGCTGCTGCGCGAGATCGGCGAAGAGGTGCGGAAACGCGGCTTCGACGGCCTGAATGCGGTGGGGCCGATCCGCCAGGCCATCAGCAGCGGGCATGGCATCGGCAAATCCACCACATCCGCCTGGCTGGCGAATTGGATCATGTCCACCCGGCCGAATTCGCAGGGCACAATCACTTCCAACACTTTCGCCCAGCTCTCCACCAAGACGTGGCCGGCCATCCTCAAGTGGACGCGCATGTGCATCACGAGCCACTGGTTTGTGGTGGGCCAGGAAAAGATTGTCGCCAAGGCGGCGCCCGAATCCTGGTTCGTCACCGCCCAGACCTGCCGGCGCGAGAATAGCGAGGCCTTCCACGGCCAGCACGCCGCGCGGTCCACGTCGTGGTATCTGTTCGATGAGGCATCAGCCATCCCAGACGAGATCTGGAACGCGGCCGAAGGCGGGCTGACGGACGGCGAGCCGATGATCTTTGCCTGGGGCAACCCCACCCGCAACACCGGCAAGTTTCACCGGATCGTCTTCGGGAGCGAGCGGGACCGGTGGCGCCAGAAGATCATTGACAGCCGTACCGCGAAGTTTACGAACAAGGCGCTGCTCGAGGAGTGGATTCAGGACTACGGCGAAGATTCCGATTTTGTCCGGGTCCGCGTCCGCGGGATCGCGCCGCGCGCCGGCGAGTTGCAATACATCGATCAGGAGCGGGTCTGGCAGGCGCAGCAACGCGAGGCTGCGAGTTTTCCGGATGATCCTCTGATTGCTGGATTCGACGTCGCCGGCCGCGGCGGGATGTTCAGTATGGCCGGCGCGCGGAGTGATGGGGGAGACGCCGGCGCCGCCCGGCGGGACGCCGGCGGCAGCGGAGCCTGGAACGTGATCGCCTTCCGGCGCGGCCTGGACGCACGGACCATTCCGGCCGTCCGGATCTCGGGCGAGGACACGCGCGATCGCGGCGTGATGCTGGCGAAGCTCACCGAGATCCTGAGCGACAAACGGCCCGGCCACCGGGTCGCGATGCTGTTCGTCGATTCCGCATTCGGGGCGCCATATGTCGAGCGGCTGCGTGCGATGGGATACGAAAACGTGATGGAGGTCAATTTCGGCGCTCCGAGCCACGACCGGCACCAGGCCAACATGCGGGCTTACATGTGGAGCCGCATGAAAGAGTGGCTGAACAAGGGCGCGATTCCCGCGGACAACATCCTCGAGACGGACCTCACCGGGCCGGGCTATCACCTGAACAAGAGCGAGCAGTTGGTGATCGAGAGCAAGCAGGACATGGTAAAGCGGGGGATCGCGTCTCCGGACTACGGCGATGCGCTGGCGCTCACGTTCGCGGCGTTTGTACCGCCGCAGGCGCCGGCCGCGGAGCAGGAACTGGGGCGCGGGTTCGGGGGCGGCGGTTCATGGATGGGGTGAGGCGCGTGCAGGTCTCTTACGATCCGAAATGCGAGGAGTTGGCGCGCTACTTCCTACCGGAAGCCGATTCCGATTCAGTGAACCGGCTGGCCGGCATTATCCAGCAAATCATCGAAAATTTCATCGAATACGAGTATTGAAATGCCTCGTTTAACCGTTTTGATGGGCGCGCCCGGTGCGGGCAAGTCCACCTATGCCCAAAGCACCGGAGCGCACATCGTAACCACCGACACCGGACGCGCTCGCGGGCAGTCTCCCGGCGATATCCTGCATTCTGCCTACCGCGAGATCAATGCCGCACTGGCCGCCGGCAAGAACGTGATCTTCGACACGACGGGCGCGAATCCGGCCGTCCGCAAGGCGGCCGCCACAATCGCGCAGAAACATGGCGCCCAGCTCGCCGCGCGCGTGATCGACGCCCCGGTGAGCGCCTGCCTGCAGGCGCAACAGGGCCGGGCCCACCCGGTCGCGGCCGCGGACGTCCGGCGGATCCACGGTGAGGTGCAGCGCCAGGCGCGCGGACTGAAGGGCGAGGGATTCAGGGACGTGGGATTCGTCAATCGGAAGTAGTTATGCCACTCAAGCCAGGCAAAAGCCAGAAGGCGATCAGTGCCAACATTTCGGAGCTGGTCAAATCGGGCCGCAAGCAGCCGCAGGCGGTCGCGATCGCGCTGCGCACCGCGGGCAAGCCGAAGCGCACGCTGCGCCAGTTGATGAAGGGTGGAAATGGGCAGCCTTAACGTATCTGCCCGTATCGGGCGCGACCCCGAACGCTTCCGCATACGCGGAAACACGCACGTCGGAAGATCAATTCTTGGGCAAAGTTTTAATGTATGCCTGCCATTCGCGAGTGAGCGCGCGGACCTCTTGCGTCAACGTCTCGATATCTTCGTTGTGGCTTTCCGCGATCGCTTCAAGCGCCTTGATACTGTCATGCAGGATCAGGGAATTCTGCGTCAATTGCGCGATCGACTTAGTGTTTTCTGCAATGGCGACCGTGTTCGCGGCAGCCAGTGCGGTCAGTTCTTTGGTGGTCAAGGGATTCATCCTAGCCGGATAGCGTCCGACTTATTTCCATTATAACCCGTGGCATCAAGTAAGGCCGACAAAGATCTGATCGCGACCGCCCGCGAGCGCTACAAGCTCGCCGAAGAGGCCGAGCGCGAGATCCGCCGCGAGGCGAAGATCGATCTCGAGTTCGCCGCCGGCAAGCAGTGGGACACCGACGACATGAACCGGCGCAACGCCACGGGACCGGGCAAGCGGCCCTGCCTGACGTTCAACAAGCTCACCGGCCCGATCAATCAGGTTGCGAACCAGGCCCGCATGAACAAGCCGGATCTCGAGGCGCTGCCCGTCGATTCTAAGGGCGATCCGGCAACGGCCAAGGTGTACGAGGGCATGATCCGGCACATCCAGTACGCCAGCAAAGCCGATCAGGTCTATGAGACATCGCTGGATCAATCGACGAAGGGCAGCTTCGGCTACTTCAAAGTCACGACCCGGTATTGCGGGAACAAGACGTTTGACCAGGAAATACGGATCGAACGCATTCTGAACCCGTTTTCGGTGCTGATGGACCCATACGCGCGGGAAGCTGACAAGTCTGATGCCAAGTGGGCCTTTGAACTCGAGTGGATGTCGCGGGACGAGTACAAGACCGAATTCGGCGAAACCGAAGTCGCGAAGATGAATTTCTTCGACGGCGGCACCAACCCGGCGCCTGACTGGATTAACAGCGACGGCGTCCTAGTTGCGCGGTACTGGTATGTCGAAATCGAGACGAAAACACTGGTAGCGGTGCAGTGGCCTGATGGCAAGGTCACCAGCGAGTATCTCGAGGATATGCCGGGCGAGCTGCCGCCCGGTCTGATGTTCGCCACCGACGAGCACGGCGACCGCATCGAGCGCGAGGACGAGATCCGGCACGTGAAAATGTGCCGTTTGAACGGCGTGGAAGTCCTGGACGAGACGGACTGGAAAGGCCAGTGGATTCCGATCCTCGCCGTGCTCGGCGAGGAGATGTACATCGAGAACAAGCGCTATCTGTTCAGCCTGATTCGCTTTGCACGCGATCCCCAGAAACTGTATAACTTCTACCGCTCGAGCGAAGCGGAGACGGTGATGCTCGGGACCAAAGCTCCGTGGGTGGGCGTCAAAGGCGCGTTTAAAGACCCGCGCTGGGCCACGGCAAACACCGTGCCGTGGGCTTATCTCGAGTACGAGGCGCTCGATATCGCGGGCAACCCGGTCCCGCCGCCGCAGCGCAATGTATTCGAGCCGCCTATCCAGGCGTTGAGCGTAGGCGCCGCGCAGGCCTCTGACGATATCAAAGCGACCACGAACGTCTACGACGCCTCGCTGGGCTCGCAATCCAACGAGACGTCAGGCATCGCGCTGCAGCGGCGCCAGGGGCAGATGGAGTTGTCCAACTTCCACTTTGTGGACAACCTGAACCGCGCCATCCTGCAGTGCGGCGTCATCCTGTGCGACCTGATCCCCAAGATCTACGACACTCCGCGCCAGGTACGGATCCTCGGCGAGGACATGCAGGAAGAGATCGTCCAGGTTAACCAGCAGTTTCAGGACGACTACAACCAGCCGCAGTGCTACGACCTCGCCAATGGAAAGTACGATGTGCGCCTGAAGATTGGGCCGTCGTTCAAAACACAACAACAAGAAACGGCGAGTCAGGTCACGGAACTCTCGCGCAATTTCCCGCAATTGATGACGGTGGCCGGCGACATCGTCTTCGACAACCTGAACTTCGCAGGGGCTGAAAAGATCGCCGAGCGCCTGCGCAGGGCAATGCCGCCGAATCTGACCGAGGAAGCAGGCAAGAAACCGCAGGAACTGCTGGCGCAGCAGAACCAGCAGCAGGCGCAGCAAATCGACCAGTTGACCGCGGCGCTCAACAAGTTGAGCGACGACGTACGCGGGAAACGTGTCGAGGCGGAAAGTACCGAACGGATCGAGATGATGAAGATCGAATCGTCCGACCGCCAGGCCGCGCTGAAGGCGCAGGTTGATCTGGTCAAACTCGAAAGTTCCCTGACCTCTACCGAGAACATCGCGATGTTGCGCGAACAGGTCAGGCTGCTGCAGGCGCAGGTTGCGGCTATGGCGTCAGGCGCCGCGGCGGAGTCCGCGGAGCAGCCCGAGCCCGGAGAGGCCATGCAGGGGGCCGGAATGCCTATGGGCGGCCCGCCCGCCGCTTCGCCCGCCGGGCCGCAGTTTGGGATGTGAAAAGTGCTTCAGATGGGTCCATTCGCCATGCCCCAGACTCCATAGCCTTCGATCTCAATGATGTATGTATCCCACTCAATACGGGGGTCAAAGCAGTATGGCCCCACGCTGATCTGCGCGGACTCGACGATCTTTCCGAAGGGCGCAAGGCTCTCACGGATGACCTCAATCAGGTGCTCGCGGTCGCGAACCGGCCGCACGGTTGTCATGCTCTCGTCTAATCCGCCGCGATGTTCGCGGACGAGGCGCATCTCGGTCGCACGACCGGATTGATCCATATCGCAATTCTACTTTATGCCAGACGAAGTAACCCCAACCCTCGAGCAAGGGACGGAAAACGCCACTGTTAGCGAGGCTCCGACAGATTTTCGGGAGTTTGCAAAGTGGCGCGAAACCGGTGAATTGCCCGAGCCGAAGGAACAACCATCATCCGCGGCCGCGGTTGCAGAACCGCCGGCCAAAACCGAACCGGACTCGGAAACGGACGCTACTCAGGAAGCAGGGGACCAGGACGAACAGGACGACGCTGACGCCGCACCCGCCGGCAAAGGCAAAGGCGGATCGCGCCAGCGCCGCATCGACAGGCTGACACGCGAAAACGAGGAGTTGAAGCGGCTGATTGCCGGACAAACGGTGAAGCCGCAGGATAAGCCCTCGGAGCCCGCGGCGCCCGCCGCGGCCGGTAAGCCAAAGCTCCAAGACTTTAAGACGCTCGAGGAATACCAGGAAACTCTTACGGACTGGAAACTCGACCAACGCGAGCAGCAGCGCAAAGAGGCTGAAGCGCGAACCGCGGCCGAGGACGCAATCCGCAAAGAGCAGGAAACGTGGGCGAAGCGGGAAAAAGCCGCACGCAAGGCGCACGACGACTACGACGACCTGATCGACACGGTACAGATCCCGGCGGGGCCGGGAGTCCTGGCCGCCCGGCAGGCCATGCTCGAGGACGATAACGGCGCCGAACTCCTGTACTACCTGGCGAAGAATCCGAAAGAGCTGGAGCGTATCGCCGGCCTGCCGCCGGCGAGCGCCGTTCTTGCGATCGGCAAACTGTCTGCGAAGTTCGACACCCCTGCCACTGAAAACGGGAAACCCAAGATAACGGGCGCACCCAAGCCGCCGCCGCCGAGTGGAAGAGCGGGCAAAACCGCATCTGACGATCCGAATGATCCGGAAGTCCAGAAAGATTTCAAACGGTGGGCCAAGGCGAGGGAGGCGCAATCGAAAAGGTAAGGATCGATGCCGAACACCCTCTTGACGCCACAGATGATTACGAATGAGCTTCTGTTGCGGTTCAAAAATAATTTGGGGTTTAGTGGTGCAATTTCACATACCTGGGACGATAAGTTCGCGGTCACCGGCGCCAAGATTGGCGACACATTGCGTCTTCGTGATGCCGTAGAATTCACCGTCTCTAAGAATCCTGACATCACGTCTTCCATCCAGGACGTGATCGAAACCCAGAAAACCCTCACCCTCAACCAGCAGGCCGTTGTGGCATTCCAGTTCTCCTCGGCCGAACTCACGCTGTCGATCGACGCATTCAGCGATCGATACCTCAAGTCCGCGGGCGTTGCTCTGGCAAACCAGATCGACGTGGACGGCCTCACGATGGCGTACCAGTCCACCGGCAACCAGGTCGGCACACCGGGCACGCCGATTGCGGCTCTCGACCCGTTCTGGCTGGCCGGCGAAGCCCTCGACACCTTCTCCGCGCCGATGGACGGCAAGCGGACCATGTGCATCCCGCCCAAGGTCCAGACGGCCGCCCTCAAGGCGGCGCAGGGACTGTTCCAAAGCTCCAATCAGGTCAAGCAGCAGTACGAGCGCGGCCGCATGGGGATTATGGGCGGTTTCGAGTGGGTGATGGACCAGAACTGCCGCACCCACACGGTGGGGCCGCTCGGCGGCGCGCCGCAAGTTGGCGCAGCCGGCCAGACCGGCTCGACCCTCCTGGTGACCGGCTTCACCGCGGCCGCGGCGCTGCGCTTGAAGAAAGGCGACAGTTTCACGCTGCCGACCGTGTTCCCGGTGAACCGCGTTTCGAGCGATCCGGCAACAGATCTCCAGAAGTTCGTCGTTACCGCGGACGTGTCCTCGGCGGCTGATGGGTCGGCAAGCATCCCGATCTATCCTCCGATCACCATTACGGGCGCTCTCCAAACGGTCACCAATTCGCCGGCCGCGGGCGCGCCTCTCACCATCACGAGCGGCGCGGCATCCTCGGGTGTTTCGGAAGGCCTCGCCTTCCATGAAGCGGCGTTCGTAATCGGCATGGCTCCGCTGGAAGTTCCGAACGGCGTTCATTTTGCCGCCAAGCAGCAGGATCCCGACACCGGGTGCGCGGTTCGCATCGTGAGCGACTACGTCGTGTTGACCGATAAATTTGTCACGAGGTGCGATGTACTTTACGGCCACGCCGCGCAACGCCCGGAATGGGCAGTCCGCGTCGTTCAGTAGCACGCCAATTTGCAGGAGCACCCTATGCTGTCACGAGACTACCCGCGAATGATGTTTCACCGCGCCAAAGAGCCGGTGACCGTTCTATCGCGGGCGGAAGAAGACGCGCTAGGTCCGGAGTGGTCGCGGATTATCTGGCCGGCGTCTGCCATCGCCGCGCCAGAGCCTGCGCCCGAACCCGAACCCGAACCCGAACCGGAACCGCAAGCGGTGGGCTACGCCGCAGAGGAACCGGAACCCGGTGGCCCCGTCCACCGGGCAGAGGCGCTACGGCATGCCGTACGCGCCCGCGAGGAGCCCGCGCCGGCGGCGCCAACCCGGCCGGCGCGGGCTCCGATTAAACCGCCGGCACGCAGCAAGAGAAAAGGATGAAATCTATGACACCGACACCACTGTCCGACACCGACCAGGTCATCTTGGCCTGGCTCGCGACGAACCCAACCGAAGCGGAGCCCGGCTCGTACCCCAGGCTCCTTTACAACATCAACCTGCCGCCCGTACTGGTTCACACCGCGGAGCAGGAAACCAACATGGGCAGCGCTTGGCGGCCTGTCAGTCTGCTCGTGCCGGATGCGCCCGTGCCGGACGTGCCGCCGGTCACGATCGATCCGACGAGCGCAGCTCTACTCGCGACCGGGGAAACCGGCACGTTCCACGTCACCATCACCGGGCCGGGCGTCTCGGACACGTGGACCGCGACGAAGGACGTTGCCGCAGGTTGGCTGACGGTCACGCCGGCCACGCCGCAATCTGCCGATGGTGACGTGACTTATACAGCGGCAGCCAATCTCGGCGCGGAGCGCACCGCAAACATCTACGTTAACGGGAAAACCTTTGCAATTACGCAGGCTGCAGGGGTCTAGGTGCGGAGGTGCGGGCGGAGTAGCGGCAGTGCCGCCATTCCGCCCGCTCGTTGAGGAGGTCCGATGCCGACGGCAAGCGAGCTGATCCATTCCTCTATGCGCCTGATCGGCGCAATCGCTTCGGGTGAAACGCTCGAAACCAATGAGCTGAACGACGCGCTCGTCTCGCTCAATCAGATGCTGGCCTCATGGTCAACCGAGCGGGTGACCGTCTATGAGATCCGGCGCGATTCGTTCCCGCTCACCGGCGTGCAGAGCTACACGATGGGGCCGGCGGGCGTCTTCAGCGCAGCCAGGCCTACGCAGATCGTGGCCGCCCGCGCCTCGATCGGCAATTACGGCCGCGGGCTCAAAATCGTCGATGTAAACAGGTGGACCGAAATCCTCGAGCGCGGCGGCGCGGTAAATCTGCCGATGAAGGCGTTCGTTGACTACGCCTTTCCGCTCGCGACTGTCTATCTGTGGCCGGTTCCCGTGGCCGGCACGCTGATCGAGCTTTACTGCCTGCAGGAATATACGACTTTCGTGGACGGAATAGCGCCTGCGGGACCGCCGCCGCCTCTCCATAACTTCGAACCCCAACGGCTGACCTATACCGTCTCGGGCAGCACTGGTTCGTTCACGATCGGCCCAGGCGGGCAACTGGCGATGCCGCGGCCTGCGCGCTGCGATGCGATCGCAGCCAGCAGCGGCACCTATCGCCGGCCGGTGGAGATTGTGTCATCCGCGGAATGGTCAACGATGCTCGAGCCTTCCGGCGCTGCGATCTCGGTTCCGATGGAACTCTATGTCGATTACGGCTATCCGGCGGTCACCCTGAACCTTTGGCCGATCGGCACGACCGGCGGGTCGATCGAGGTGCATTCGCTCCAGGCGTTTGCTGCTTTCGCGGCGCTCACTGACACGGTTGCCCTGCCGCCTGGCTACGAAGCGGCCATCCGGTACAACCTGGCTGTTGCGCTGCTGCCTGAGTATCCCCGTTCGGAAGTTGACCCGACCCTGCTGCAGCAGGCGCAGAGCTACAAGGCGTCTCTGGTGCAGTTGAACACGCAGACGCAGCGTCTCGGCGGGCTGCCGCCGGCGGAAATAGCGCCTTCCGAACTGCAAACGGTCCAGACGAGGTAAGACTTCTATGGCTACACCAGCCGCGAAATTCCCGGCCGCGATCGCTGACGATAGCTGGCTGACGATCGCCACCAACCAACTGCAAACGCGCCTGGCGGTTCCCTGCGGCGCCAACGATACGACCATCGGCGTAGTGGACGCCAGCCGCATCGCCCAGTGGTCACTGCTGACGCTCATCGACTCGACCAACGGTGCGCCGCCCGCAGGCGTCTCCGAAATCGTCTTAGTGACGCAGCCGCCCGCTGGCAACATCCTGACGGTGCAGCGCGGATACGACGGCACCACGGCGGCCGCGCACGGCGCAGGGATCACCATCAGCGGCTACATCGTGGGGTGGCACCAGAAGTCGCTGGCGGGCGAGGTCAAGGCAATCGAGCAGGCGCTCGGCCCGAACCTGTCCAACGTGGGTTCCGGCCTGCCCGGCGTTTATGTTGCGTCGAAATACGGATTTGTTCCGCAGTCGCCGGGCGGTAGCCTCGTCGTCGGCAACAACTCGATCACACTTTCGCCGGTGCCGCTCGGAGTCAATGGGACCGATGCCAACCATTGGCTATATGTAGACCAGGGCACGGGCACACCAGAGCCGGTATTGATTACCGGAGGTTCGGCGGTATCCGGGGCGCCAACGGGAACGCTTATTATCAGTTGCAAAAACACCCACTCGGGCGCATGGAGAATCAGCACTGCTACGGGTGGAGCGCAGGAGGCGGCCGTCATTGCAGCGGCCGCTGGCGGCGGCTTGGTCTGGCTTAATAGCTCGACGATTCACGCGCCGATCCATCCGCCGTATCAGAAAACGATCTGGTTTCAAGGCAACGGCCGATCGGCGACGGTGGTTTCCGTAGGGGCTGATTTTCCCCTGACGGAAGCGGGAGTTTTTGTGTTCTCGCCGACACAGGTATCGGCAATAAACGCAGATTCCGGAGGCGTTCGCGATTTGACAATCAGCCTCATTCAGCCCGACTCCACAGACCTGGCGAGCTACACGCACTGGCCGCCGGCGGTTTACGCCAGCGGGAACAATCACGTTACGGTTGACAGCGTGATCATCGAGCGGGCATGGGATGCGATCACTTCGCCGGTTTCCAACGGGATCACCGTGAACAACGTCGGGATGAGTTATTTTCACCGGGGCGTGACCGTAGACCAATGCTTCGACGCGATGAACATCAACCAGTTGGAGGGCTGGCCGTTCGGCTGCACGCTGAACCAGACCAACACGTTTAGTGCCCCGGCCACGAACAACTACCTGCTCGACTTGTCCCAGGTGGATTTCGGGTGTATAGACGGGGTTCTGTCGGCCTCGGGCAAGTTCGCCAAACTGCAAAAGAATGCCGGTGGGCAAGTCCCGATGATCTGGGGAACGAATATTGATATAGACACGAATGGCGGGTTCGAGATGTCGAACGGCTATGTCCGGCTCTCGAATGTCAGCGTTTCCCTGACCCCCGGCACGGAAGCATTCATCGTCACCGGGGGCACGTTATCGATTGATGGGGTCTCCATCGGAAATAGCGGTGCGACGACCCCGCACTTCCTCTACAACGCCTCGCAAAACAACTCAGGCGCGGCGACCGGGATTATCCCTGGTCTGACGATTACCAACCTGCGGCTGGCCAGCAACAACGAGCTTGGGTACGTCGTTTACGCGACCACATCGGGTCCATATACGGGTATCTCGCGGGTTAGTGTGGCAGGCGCGGACATCGCCAAGACTCCCGGCGTGGCCTACGGTGCGCTATTCGCGGAAGCGGGCGGCACGGGTTCCGTAATCATGGATCTTTCGCATATCCGGGTGGCTTCCAACGGCGGAACCGCTGCAGTCTTCGCTAATTTCTCCACTGCGCTGAACCACTCAATTTCGTTCTGCGATGCCCCTGGCGGCTGGGACTGGTCGGCCCCGCCCTCTACGCGGGTGCTCTACAACTCAGGGATGCCGTCGCTCGGGCTTCTTGTGTACGCGAATAACGCGGCGGCATTGGCCGCCGGGCTGACCAAAGGCCAGTTCTACCGCACGGGCGCAGATCCCGATCAGGTTTGCGTGGTGCATTGATTTGAAAGTGCATTGATATGAGCAGCAGCAATACTCCTCTATGGAACGGAGCCCTCTGGAATTCCGCGTTGTTCGGCGGGAGCGGCGTTCCGGCAGGCTTCACGCCGGCCCAGGTCGGCCAAGGCCTGCTTTATCCTGCTCTGCGGAAAGCGCAGGTAACGCTCGGGCCGCAGCGGACACCCTCGCCCGCTCAATTTCAAGATGCCATCGAAGAGTTGAACCGGCTGGTGGGCTCGCTCAACTGCGACAGGTTGAATATTTACACGATCCAGGCGTACACGTTCCCGCTCGATCCGCCGAAAAAAACGTATACGATCGGCATACCCGATGCGTCTTCACTGCCGGCGGATTTTGATGCGCCGCGGCCGATCGCGATCGAGAGCGCGAACATCCTGGTTTCGCCGAGTCTGCGGCATCCGCTCAGGCTCTTCACCGATCTGCAATGGGCCACGATTCAATTGCAGGACATTCCCAATATCTGGCCGGACGCGCTTTACAACGATCGCGCCTATCCGCTATCGACGCTCTATTTCTGGGGCCAGCCGGCCGCCGGCTGCCAGCTCGAGCTGTACAACTGGTTCGCGATCCCCACGTTTCAGACGATCAACGACGCGGTGCTTTTGCCGCCGGGATACGAGGATGCGCTCGTGTTGAATCTGGCGGTGCGCCTGGCGCCGCACTTCCAGGTACCCGCGGTACCGCCTGATGTCCGGGCCGACGCGCAGAAGGCTCTGATGCGCCTGGAATCGATCAATGCACCGCGGCCGATCGCATCGGTCGGATTCGGCTGCGGCCGCGGATACGACATCTTCAGCGATCGCTAACCCCATGAAAATCTCGCTGGCAGGGCCATCGTATACGCTCCAGAGCGTAGTCGCCGCGGCGCAGCAGACGGTCAATTGGTATCCGGAGACGCTCGCGGTGGGTGATGAACCGCGTAAGCAGGTGCTTTTCGGCCGGCCAGGACTCAAGTTTTTCGCGCAACTCACGCCGACGAAGTTACGCTGCCTGTGGGCCGGCGGCGGCCGCCTGTTCGCGATCCATGCGGATAAGGAATCGGAGGTCCACTCCGATGGCAGTGTTACTACCCAACCCACGGTAATGTTTCAGGGAAGCGGCAGCCCGGACCCGGCCCAGATCTTCTCGAACGGTCATCAACTGATGATCATCACGGGCGGGCTGGTGTACATCGACAACGGCACAGGTCCGAACCCGGTGCGGTTTTCGGTATCAGGGACGGCATCGGCCACCGGCACCGACCTCAACGTACATCGACTCACCGGGACGCCGTTCGATGCCGGCAGCATGACGGGCCGGACACTGCGCATGGACGGCAGTTTCTTCACGGTAACCGGCGTTACGAGTCCGGACGTGCTGACCGTGTCTGCAACGCCGGCCGCCACGCCGGAATCGGTCTGGTCCGTCGATTCCGGGGCACAAGTCGATGCCGTAACCGGCGGTTTCCTGGATGGCTATTTCATCATCAGTCGCGTGCCGAGCAGCGATCCGGCGTTACAGGCCAGGGGCCGGACGTTCAACATCTCGGGGCTATACGATGGCACGCTCTGGGATGAACTGGACTTCGGCGTGAAAGAGGGGTACAGCGATTACATCAACTCGATCCTGTGCGATCACGAGGAGCTCATTCTGTTCGGCCACGAAACGACCGAGGTCTGGCAGAATGTCGGATCGACGGTGGATGCCAACGGCGCGGTGAGTTTCCCCTTTCAGCGTATGCCGGGCGCATTCATCCGGGAGGGTTCCGTATCAGTCTTCGCCCCCTGCTCGGTCGGTCCATACATCTGCTGGCTTGGCGGATCACCCAACGGGCAGACCGTCGCCTACCGCGCACTGGCGTTCCAACCGGAGCGCATCTCAACGCACGCGCAGGAGGAGAGCTGGAACTCGGCGAACTTCAAGGTGAGCGATGCGGTGTCTTACTGCTACCTGGATGCCGGGCATCTGTTCTGGGTTTTAAATTTTTGGCAGCAGCAGCAGACCTGGGTCTATGACATGACCGAGGGGCTCTGGCACGAGCGCGCGGGCTACAACCCAGTGATTACCGGATGGCTGGCGAAGGCCGGCTTTATCCGCTATCAGCCCTGGTTTCACGCTTTCGTCCCAGAGTGGGGCCAGGGCGGCATGCATATCGTGGGCGATCCGGCCACCGGCAAACTGTACGAGCAGAGCCTGAACTATTACGACGACGACGGCGCCGTCATTCAATACCTGCGAACGTTCCCGCATCTTCTGAACGAAGATCGCTACCTGTTCCACCACCGTTTTGAAGCCTACCTGGAGACCGGCACGGTCGGGGCCAGTATTCCGGAGATGACGATCGGCCTCGACTGGAGCAAGGACCGCGGCCACACCTTCACGGCTCTGACGCAGTTTCAAACCTCCGGCGTAACTGGCAATTACACCAAGCGCGTCATTTGGCGCCGCCTCGGGCGGGCGCGCGATCGCGTCTACCGGCTCGGCGTCCAGGGCAAAGCGAAAGTCGCGGTTACCGATGCATTCCTCGAGGCAACGCCAGGATTTGCGTAATGGCAAATAGCCTGATTATTCCCCCATACCGCGCCTCACTGCTAACCAACACCGATGGCTCGCCGATGTCGGCGAACGGCGCCGGAGACACCGTTGCGACCGAGAAGCAATGGTACATGTTCTGGAGCGATCTCGCCGCTCAACTCAACGCGAACACTGGGAAAATCGCTGGAGTCGCGGGCGCCAGGTACGGGAATCACGCCGATCGCCCAAGCCCGAAATTCGCGCCGGATGGCGTTCTCTATCTCGAGCAGGACCGGGGCTCCGCGCTCTACCAGAATCAGGGCGGCATATGGCAGTACATCGCGGGCACCATGTACGGCACATTATCGCCCGACCAGCGTCCCGTCGATCTCGGCCCGGCGGCCGATGTGGGATTCGAGTTTAAAACGAACGTTGCCCCGGCACGGTCCTTTGTCTGGAACGGCGGCCAGTGGGTCGAAACCACCCCGCTACAGTACGGTACTCATGCGGCGCGCCTGGCCGTCGTAATTGCCAATCTCGTTTCCGGCACGCTCTGGATGGAAACCGACCGGACTAACGTGATCTACCAGGTACAGACCGTCGCAGGTTCGCCGGCCTGGGTTTACGTCGGCGGCATGATGACCGGCGCATTCAGCGGATTGCCGGCCGGACTCGGGACGAACGACGCCAACTTCACTTATGCGACCAGTGATACGTACGAGGTATACCGCTGGTCCGGTTCCGCATGGGTCAACCAGACGCCGGCGAACACGGTGCAACTTGTTGGCCCGACCGGAACAACGACGATTACGACGTTAATGCAGGACATCGCCGGCCTCAGTATTACCTTGACCAGGCCCGGACGCTATCTCGGAATCGGTGTCATGGATTTTTCCATTGCGGGCGGCGACGTAGGCAATATTTTTACGGCCCAATTGGTTTTGCCATCCGGCGGCGCCGCTCCGCAGTTGATTGTTTTCCTGCCATCCGTAGGCGGATTGCGTGCCACGGTTTGCCAACAATGGACGTTTACAGGCATTGCGGGTCAAATTACCAAGATCCAAGCGTCCAAGAGCGGCGGCACAGGCGCAAGCGTTAGCAGCGGCCATTGCTCGCTGTCCGCCGTCTGGCTCGGGCCATGATCTATGCGGCCAGCGTGGAAACGGCGGCAACGAATTGCAGTAAAGGAAAAGGAGAAAGAGATGGCATACAAGACACCACCGGTCGGGACCGTTCTCCCGGCGAAACAGAACACCACCGTGCAGAACCCAGGACCGGTACACAGCGCTCATGGCAACGATGAATGGCTGCAAGCGCAAGCGCAGGACAACGCCTTCGAAAAGGACCTGGTCCTGCTCGAGGAATGGCAGAACGCGGCTAAAGACTCCCCGGCATATGCAGAGCAGTTGGGCAATGCTCCTGTGTGGGCCGTCGTCGTGATCGGGGCCGAGGCCGGCGGGGTCACGTTCGACCTGCAGCGGGCCGGCGTCCCGCTCAAGTCGTGGGAGCATCCGGCACCACACGTCTAGCAGTGATCTCCATCGAACGCTCCACAGATTACGCGCTGATCCGCGGGATCATGACGCATCCGGGCGTCTACAGTCACCTGGTTGACGATTTCTCGCCGGCGGTTGCGGAGTTCCGGCCGATCGAAAGCGACCTGATCTGGTATCTCGTCGCCTGGGATGGCAACCAATTGCTCGGGCTCTGGATGCTGCACCCGCACAATGGGATCTGCTGGGAGATTCACACCGTACTGTTGCCTCACGCATGGGGCGATCGGGCGCACCGGGCCGCAAACGCAGCACTGGCCTGGATTTGGACGAATACGCCATGCCGGCGCATTGTCACCAACGTGCCGGCGGAAAACCGGCTGGCCTACCATT